TCCGACGTGATCCGGTACGTCGTGACGCAACGGAAGAGCAAACGCGCCGGAATGCTAGGCATTGCGCCGTACGCGGTCGAGATCGCGGTGCAAGCAATGCCGGATGGGAAAGTCGCATGAGCAGCACCACCGCCGAATGGCTCGAAAACTGGCTCTACCCGGCGCTACTGTTTGCGCTCGGCTTCGGGCTCATCATCGTCGGTGCCGTCGCCGGCTCGGTGTCGCAGTGGCGGGATCGGAAGCGGATCGCCGCGTTCATGCCGCCGGAGCGCGGCGCGATGGGCGTCGCTGACCTCAAGGAGGTGCGGGCGCGCAAGCTGCGCGGAGACCGCGGAGGGCCAGATGCGGCGTGAGCAGGAGAGGGATTGACCGTGAACGTACGCGCCTGGTTCTCGAGCCTGTGGCCGCCAGCGGCGCCGCCCGTCGTGCCGCCGCCGGAGCCCCTTGAAGATCTCGAGATCCGCGTGTCCGCCGACTTCTCCCGCCGCACGGTTCGGTACGACGTCGGGAGCATGTGTCACTTCACGCTCTCGCCGCCAGTCGCGGTCGGGCTGTCGAAGCAAACCATGATGGCGGTGGGTGCGCTGGGACCGGAGCCGGAACCGGAGGCGGAGCCGGTGGCGGTGGAGCTTGAGCAGGTTGATGTGGTGTTGGTGGACGCTGAAGAGAAAGAACGGAGAGACGGGTGACGACGATGCAGGCTGAGACGACGCAGCAAGAAAACGCGCTACCGCCCGGCATGATGACGCCGGAGGAGCTCGCGCTGTTCGCCGACATGCGGGCAAGGCTCGCGCCCGCGCTGCAAGCGATCGTTGATCTCGAGGGCTGGCAGCACGGGCTCACGGACGCAGAGTGGCAGATCCTGAACCTGATTCTGGACGGACATCAGCATAAAGAAATCGCCGCGCGCGCCGGCATTCGGGAAAAGACCGTGAAGCAACACGTGGCGGCAATCTTCAAGAAGTTCCTTGTGGCGTCGCGTGCGGAGTTGAGCGCGAAGATGTTTCGGATGGTGCGGTGATGGGCAGGCCGCACGTTATCAACGCGGAGTGGTTCGACAAGATCCGGTGCGATGGGTGCAAGCATTGGGAGAGCGACAATCACTGGTTCGATGGCGACTACGGCCAATGCAAAGAGATCCCGGTGGCGACATGTCACGGATGCGATCACATCGGTACCCCGGCAGACTTTGGGTGCGTGCTGTTCGAAGCAAAGGAGGCGAAGGCGGATGACAACGGAAAGTAAAACGCGCACGGAGATCCTACAGGCGCTCAAACGAGAATTCCCGGACGTGCACCCGAGCATGATGGGACCGCTGATGCGGCTCTCGTTCGTGACGGATGCGCTGTGCCACAAGATCGACGAGCTCGAAGAGAAGCTGGCGGCGGTGAACGGTGGCGGCGATGGGTGACGATAGGCGCGACGGGTTCGTTATAGAACGCGTGCATGAGTGCGGGTTTCTATCCAGCATCACGCTGCGACGTGACCGAAGCGGCGACAGCGGCTGGGTGCGCGACGCGAATGATGCGCTGGTTTTCGCCTCGTCCGCCGACGCCCACACGGTCAACATCCAAACATTCGAGACACGCGTAATGCCGTTGGACGAGGCGATCGTCAGGGAAGGAAAGTCCCTCGGCGAGGTCAATCACGACGCGCTCAGCATCGCCGGGCCGCATTGGGGCGACCACGAGCAGCAGTGGCGCGACCGGTGCGAACGGGCGGCGATGGCGGTTGTTGCGGAGCATGAGCGGAGGAGGCGATGACGATTCATCGGAACAATCTCACGGTGGAAGGGTACGCGGAGCTTACGTGGGAGATCGGGTGCTGCGCGTGCGGATTCTCCGCCCCTGACGCCGAATTCATGCGCTGGCACTCCGCGGCCGAGTGCGCCAAGCGGCAGATCGAGACCGCGCTCGCGCCGCTGAATCGGCGGATTGCGGACCTCGAGCGGCAGGTGCGCGAGATGGCGGTGGGGGGTCGAAAATGAGCGGCGAAACGCAGGATGGCATCCGGCACAACGATGCAACACGCCCAGCGTACCTGCCGCCGCCGCGCGTGGACGGTTACAGGGAGCATCTATATCTTGGCAGGGGTCACGAGCTCTACCTGGCGATCGACGGTCGTCTCGTCGTTGTAAAGGACGGGAATGGAGTTGCGCTGACGTGCGACGAGGTGGGCGGTCTGGCGGAGCAGTTCGCTCGGATCCATGACGATATGCGCGAGATGGCGGTGAAGCGATGAACTGGGGACCGATGGCAATCGGTGGCGCGATCGGCGCTGTTTGCGTGTTCGCAATCTGGCGTGACGCATGGCTGACTTTCGTTGCTGGCCTCGTGTTCGCTGGCATTGCAGGCGACCTGTGGCCGCTGCGATGGGAGAAGCGGCGATGAGCGGCGACAAGCTAACCAAGCGACTCTCCGAGCTCAGGGCCGGCGATCACATCTGGTGGGAGGGGGAGATTTGCAAGGTCACGGCGATCGAGCAGAGTACGGAAGCGCAATCATACTTTCTTGTGTGGCTCGACGACTGGGCGGAATGCGAATGTCTCAAGGATGACGACTGGTCGGTGCCGTCCGCAGAAGAAGTCGCCGAGCACTACGCGCTACGCGCCGAGCGTCGCCGCATCTGGCTCGAGTCGCGACCTGCCGCCGAGGCGAAGTGCATGGCCGCGGCGCGCAGAGTCGCGATCGCGTACGGCAAGGATCCGGAGGTTGCGGAGAAGCAGATGCGGGAGAAGCTTGATCGGGAGCGGGCGGCGTTTGAGGAGGAGTACGGAGAATGAGACGATTCACCGCGCTGCGATGGCGGTTCGCCATGAGAGCAACAACTCACGATCGGGACTTGGCAACGCCGCGCGAGATTGTGAACGTTGAGATTGGCAGTGAGGTGTATCGAGAGGGCGGATGCAGCATTGGCGGCAGCGCTGTCGTGGCGGGAGTTCGTAGTGCGGCAACCGAGATGACGACGGTGGAAGGCATGATTGGGCAGATGGTGAGGCGATGAAGCGGCGGACGGAGAAGAAGCGAGAGGCGCGCGCCGACCGAGATCGCCGCAAGTTCTTCAAGCGATTGCGCGACCAATGCGGGCCGCTACGCTTGCGGTTCGAGTGGGGCAAGGCGTGGGCGCTGTACGAGAAGACCTTCGGCCCAGCGATGTATTGCACGGCGTCCGGCAGCGTGGCGCCTAGTGGTGCGGATTTGAAAACGATTGTGATTGGAGGCAACGATGGTCGATAAGAACCAAGGTGAGCAAACATTGACGAAGATGCGGACGGCGCCGGATCGTGAGGTCACAACGATGGGCAAGATCTCGCGTTTGCTTGCCGAGCTTGGAGCGGATGAGCGGCGGCGAATTGTGGCGTGGGTTGGTGAGAAATACTCAGATAAGCAATAGCGCTTCGATGCGTCGGTGATTATAAAAGCAATGCACGTTACGGCATTGCGCGGCATGTCGAGACACGGAGAGTCGTGGATCGGCGCGTCATGGCAAGGCCGGGCATGGATCGACGAGTCATGGAATGGCGGCGGCGAGGCAAGGGCCCAATTGGGCACAACAGCAAGGCAACCAACGAAGTCAAGGAAGGTAACGACAATGGAAAAGATCAAACTACGGTTCACTGGCGTGCGACCTCTGATGATGCACAACGGACGGCTCGCCGATCCGATGAACGAATACGTTCGCGAGATGAAGAAGCTCACGGGAAAAGGCAAGAAGAAGACCGATGAAGATTTGCTAAAGTTGCGCTGGCTGGAATGGCGCGGCGGTCTCTACGTCGACGAGAAAGGCGCGCCTTGCATGCCCGGCGACAACATTCACGCGGCGCTCGTCGAGGGCGCGCGCAAGCAGCGGCTCGGCAAAGACGTCGATGCCGCCATCATGGTCGACGAGCCGGAGTTCCCGCTCAAGTACGAAGGCACGAAGGATGTCAAGAAGCTCTACGACGATCCTCGCTTCGTCGATGTGCGTGGCGCCGTTGTTGGCAAAGCGCGCATTATGCGAACCCGTCCGATCTTCCGCAACTGGTCGCTCGACATCGAGGTCAACTACGACCCGTCGCTCGTGAACCAAGAGCAGGTCGTTGAGGCGGCGCGAGCGTGCGGCGAGCAGATCGGGCTTGGCGACAACACGCCGCGGTTCGGGCGGTTCTTGGTCGAACAGATTTGAACACGGCGGGGCAGGTCAGTGCAGCGTTTTGGCCGGGCAGCGCTTTGGCGGGGCCAGGTCGGGCGCGGCATGGTGCGGTGCGGCAAGGAGCTTACGGCCATCGGAAGGTGGCCGTGAGCGCTGCGGCTCGGAGTGGCGTGGTGATGCGTGGTTAGGCCAGTCTGGTTCAGGAGTGGCCCGGCGCGTCTAGGAGAGGCGAGGAGCTGCTCGCAGTCGGAAGATTGCGGACAGCGCTACGGTTCGGACAGGCGGGGCATGTTGGGGTTCGGCGATGCAGGTCAATGCGTGGCTAGGAAAGGCAAGGAGCTACCGTCGTTCGAGAGTTCGGCGGTGGCGCTACGGCGAGGCGTGGAATGGTCGGTCGTTGTCTGGCGCGGCGATGTTCGGCGGGACCGGGCCTGGCTTGGCGGGTCTTTGGCAAGGAGCAGTCGGGCGTCGATGGGCGCCCGGCTGCACTGTGGCAAGCATGGGCAAGCCCAGGCAAGTTGCGGCGTGGTGGGTCCAGGTTGGGAGTGGTATGGCGAGGAGCTGTCAGCAATCGAGAGGTCGCTGGCGGCGCTGTGGCAAGGTCCGGCGTGTCACAGCAGTGCGCGTTCGGGCGCGGCACGGTGTGCCAAGGCGTGGAGCTTTCGCGATTCGAAAGGGCCGCGGAGGCGCTATCGGGCTTGGTTGGGCGTGGACTGGATGGTTTTGGCGTGTCGGGTATTGGTAGGTCGAGGCAATGGCAAGGCGCTGTCGTTTGGCGGAAGTCAAACGGCGGCACGAAGGCGGGGCCCAACTGGGACTGTCCCGGCGGGGCCAGGCAATGCGGGGCATGTCGCGGCCTGGCAAGGAGTCGCGTTGGATCGGAGGGTCTCACGCGGCACGAAGGCGCGGCGCGGCGGGACAGGGCGGGTCAAGTCACCGCTCGGCCTGGAGCGTCACGGCAAGGAGCCCTCAATCGTCGGAAGGCGACTGTGGGCACGAATGTACGGCGGGACGCGGCGGCGGCGGGGAAAGGCTCGTCGGGGCGGGGCAGTGGCGGGGCCTGGCCTGGCATGGGCGCTTAGGCGCACTGAAAGGAAACGGCAATGGAAACGGTAAAGGTAGCAGTTGTTCACCCGATGGACTTCGAGGCCATCGCGAAGGGCGATGTCATCGGTCAGGCGCAAATCGAAGCTATTTCGAAAATACGCTACACTGAGGACCCGGAGCGATACCGGATTGAGCAGATGCGGCTCATCAAACAGATCGAAGAGCACCGACCTGACCTGGCTGTCGTGACGACGAAGCGGGTGCTGCGCGTGCTCACGGATCAGGAACTGCTCGACTATCGCGAGACGCGGCAAGAGCGCGACGTTCGCTCGATGAGACGCAATGTGGAGCTTGGCGCGCGCGTCGACCGGGCGAACTTGAACGAGATCGAGGTGCGTCGAGCGGACTGTCTCGATCGGCACGTCGCGATGGCAGCGATCGAGGCGCACCGAATCATGCGCGAGTCGAAGAGCAGGATCCGAGAACTCGATGGGCCGGTAGCGTCGCCGCGGCTTGGCGGAGGGGAGGAGTGAATTTGGCGGGGCAGAGCAAGGCGCCGGCTGTGCTGGGCAGAGCACCGCGCGGCAAGGACTGGCCGGGCGAGGCAAGGGCCGCAAAGGCGGCGTGAGACATCAGAAACAGCGAGCTGGCCTCGCTGGGAAGGGTGATCATGAGCAATCGAGCACAGCAACTTGCGCAAGAAATCGAGCGCAGTAGATCGTACACGTCCGATGAAACAAAGCGTGGAGCCTTACACGTCATGCGGCTCCCCGGCGACAGCACGGCGGACCTACGCTGGTTCTGGAACGACGCCGCGGGAGCGCTCGGCGTCAAAGCCAATAACCCGGACGGCGCAGGCGGCGGGGGCGATGTCGAGGACACGCATCGCGTCGAAGCGGCGACCCGCTACCGGGAAATCTCGCTGCTGCTCGACAGGGTCGGGCCGGTGCGGACGAGGATTCTGCAGCGCTACCACCAGGAAGCCGTCTGGCGCGGGCTCGAGTCGTTCGGCGTCATGGCCGGCATCGCGCTCATCACCCGGAAGGCGAAGGCGGCGTATCGTGAGGATGCGCGCGAAGGCAGGGTCAATCACGGCGAGTTCGTGGCATGGCTGAAAGCGCTCGGAGCGCGCACGATGCTTGGCATGAACCAAACGGTGAGCGACCGGAGCCTAAGGCTCGGTATTCTATCGGAAGCGGAATTGCTGCTCTCCCGGGCGTGCTCGGCGTACGACATGGTGAAAACGCTCCGAATGAGCGAGCGGCGCGCGGAGAAGACCGCCAAGAACACGCTGATTCGGATCGAGAGTTATGCCCACCGGCGGCGCCTTGAAACGCACCAGCCGTTCCGCACCGACGAGACCGGATGACCCGCATCGCGCTCAAGGTTGCCTACAGTGTCCCTGAGGCGGCGGAGCTATGCGGCGTCGACCGCCGAACGATGCTCCGTTGGATACGAATGGGGCGTCTCCGAGCGGACCGAATCGGGCGGGTTTTTCGTATCCCAAACGCCTCACTTCGCGAGCACCCCGATCTTTGGGACTCGATTTTATTCCGCAAGGGCGTTTCCGCCGATAAGTAAAGCCAAAGTGCGCGATTCCGCCTAGGGCGCTTTCGGGACATCTCGGGACATCTCGGGACATTTGGTCGCCTAACTTGTTAGGGGGGCAACAGCAGCCATATCCGAAATGCCCGACGCCCACGCGCAGCCGCCCGAGCCAGCGACGAAGGTCGACCGCTGGGAGCACTACAGCCGCCGCATCGCCGAGACGTACGCGCCCGCGCTGACGACGCCCGTCGTGCTCGTCACCAAAGCCACCGGCGCCGTGCTGGCGACCTATCCAAGCCTCGCCGAAGCGTTCGAGCGGCTCAAAGAGATCCCGGACGGCGTGAGAGCGACCGCCGTGCTCGGCTGGGCAAGCCCCAAGGCGTCACCCGTGGCAACGCGGTAGTGGCGCGCAGCAACGCAAAGCCTCACAGACCGTGCTCCGCCTTATCCGCCCGCCGCCCGAAGTGCAGTACCGCCGTCACCGCCGCCCACTCGCTGAGCGGATGGCGGAAGCGGGCAACAGCCTCGCGACGCTGGAAGACGCAGCCGATTGGCGCGAGCTGAGCCTGATGGTCTTCGGTGACGGTCGGCTTGAACCTATGCCGATCGTCCACCGCGACGTGAAGCCCGACAACGTGATTCCGATTCGGCAGCGCAGCTCGTCGGCGGAGATCGCTGCGGTCAGAATCCTCGAAGAACGCAGGGGCAAGCGGTAGGAGTTCAGATGGATCGACGTTCGTTTCTCAGGTTTCTCGGGATTGCACCGGCGCTGCCGATTGCAGTGAAGCTCACCGATGCGCCCGCTCCGAAGCCGGTCGATGTAGCGAAGTTCGCTGAACCGGTGCGTGGCGAAGTGCTGCGAACGACCAGCGCTTCAGCGATGGAATGGGCCCCGATCGATCTCAGCGCGAACGGCATCACGGCGATTCATCAAGGCCAGGATGGCCAATACCTGGTCGTTACTGCCAACGGCGCAGAGTGGAAGATTCCTGTTTACGTCGACGCTGCGGTGAACCGTTATCGGAAGTTTGCGTGATCCCCCGCATCCTCGACGCCCTACCGGCCTGGCTCCTCTTCCTGCTCTTCATCCTCATCCACGGCTCCTGATTGGACGCCTTCGCCATGGGCCTCAGCCTGTGCGCGGACGGTCTGATTCATTGCTTTCGCGTCAAGGACGACGGCGAACCCGTATCGGCGCCATCGTGCGGCGCGAACACGACCGCCGTTAGCGAAGGCGGCGACCACGACATGATGTGCGAGGCGTGCGCTCACCTGTTCGCCAAGTGGGCGGACCCGAATGACCCGGCGGCGTTTCTCAAGCGGGCCAAGATGGTGCTGTGCCGGGATGGGGGAAAGAATTGACCGATGGCCCGACCAACGAAGCTGACGGCTGAGCTCACGGCCGAAATCGTCACGCTCGTGGAAGCCGGCAACTACAACGAGACCGCTGCGGAAGCCGTCGGTATCGACCGACAAACGTTGCACAATTGGATGAAGTGGGGTGGCGAAGGGAAAGAGCCCTACGCCGCGTTCTTCGACGCCATCACGCGCGCGCGCGCCAAAGCAGAGACGGACCTGCTGGCGAAGGTCAGCGAAGGCGACGGCAAGGGCGAGTCGTTTGGCAAAGGCAAAGCGGCAGCGTTCGTGCTTGAGCGCACGCGGCCGAAGAAGTTCGCTCAGCGCATCAACGTGAAGGTCCAGGACGAGCTGGAGAGGTTGCTGGACATTGCCGAGCGGGTACTTGCGCCAAAAGATTTCGGCGTACTCATCGAAGCGCTTGCTGCCGACGGTGGCGAAGGCGCGACTGGCGAGGCTGAGGGCGCAGAACTCGAGCGAGTTCACTGAGCCGCTACTCGACTACATCCCGCGTGTAACGCCGCGGTGGACCAAGCCCGAATGGCTTTGGCCGTATACGGAACTGCTCGAGCGGGCAATCAGTGAGCCCATCCGAGCGGTCGTGGCGGCGCCTCCGCAGCACGGCAAGACCGAGACCACGATTCACGCACTCGCGTGGTGGTTTCGCAAGTCGCCAGGCCGGCGTCACGCGTACGCGACGTATGCGCAGGAGCGGTCGGAGCGCGTCAGCAACAAGACCAGGCTGATCGCCGAGCGCGACGGCATGGTCATCGAAGGCAACCAAAGTCTTTGGTGCGACGCATCCGGCAGCTCGATTCTGTGGACTTCGATTCGCGGCCCGTTCGCCGGTGAGCCGGTCGACGGCGTGCTGCTTATCGACGACCCGACCAAGGACAGCAAGGACGCGCACAGCGCGATCCGACGATACGACCAGCTCGAGTGGTTCGACTCAGTCGCGGAGCCGCGGTGCCATCCAGGCGCCTCGATTCTGGTGATGTCGACCCGATGGCATCCCGAGGATTTGCCCGGCCAGCTCATCGCGCGAGGCTGGGATTACATCAATCTGAAGGCGATTGCAGAGGGCGAGACAGACGCGGAAGGAATCGTCACGACCGACCCGCTCGGCAGGCACGCCGGCGAGTCGTTGTGCGAAGCGCGACGACCGCTCGCGGATCTGCAGGAGAAGCGCAAGACCAACGCGTATGCATTCGCGTCGCTCTACCAGGGCGAGCCGAGGCCGCGCGAAGGCACGATCTTCAAGGATCTGCCAGACGAGCAGTACTACGCAGAGTTGCCGGCCGTCGGCTACCGGGTCGGGTACGGCGTCGATCTCGCGTACTCGGCAAAGAAAAAAGCCGACTGGTCGGTGGTTATTCGGCTCTACGCCGTGACGCCGAATCCGGAGCGTGAAGGCGATAGGCCGGTAACGCGTTACTACGTTGCGAAGGTCGTGCGCAAGCAAGTCGATGCGCCGGCGTTTCTGCTGACGCTGAAGGCGATGCACTCCGAGAAGCGCGGTCCGATGCTTTGGATCGCCAGCGGCACCGAGAAGGGCACGGCGCAGTTCATTCAAGAACGCGTGCCGCTCGAAGTAAAGACCGCGACAGAAGACAAGTTCCAGCGAGCCTTGCCGGTGTCGGAGGCGTGGAACGCAGGTCTCATCATGGTGCCGCGCGAGGCGCCGTGGCTCGACGACTTCCTCGACGAGGTCCTGAACTTCACCGGCGTATCGGACGCACACGACGACCAGGTCGACGCATTCGCGGCCGCATTCGAAGCAGCAGCGAACTCGGCCGCTGCGACCCAGCCGAGTGAGCAAGCGCGCAAGCGCCTCGCAGCCGCGGGCCGCTTCGGATCTTCCGGCCGCGGCTTCGGCTGAACCAACTCACGCCAGCGCCTCCGCGCTCGGCCATTCCCCACAACCCAAAGGGACGACGACATGCCCGTAATCATTCACGGCGACCGAAACGCGCGCGAGCTCTCGCGGCGCATCGATACGCCTTACGCCAGCATCACGACGCTCGCGGCGACCAACGGTGCTCATGCGGCCAACGGCATGATGGCGATGACGCTCGACACGGGCAAACTGTGGCGATTCAGCTCGGCGTGCGCGCTGACTGCGGACAACCAGCTCGTCGTCGGATCTGGCTCAGGCACCGGGCGATGGCTGCTCGTTCCAGGTCAACACGTCCTATCGTTCCCGATCGCGTTCGGCACGGCCGACGCTGCGATCCTGTGGACGATTCCGACAGGCGCGGTGCTGAAGTTGACGAGCCTTTATTGGACCATCACGACCAGCTTCACCGGCGGCACCAACGCCGCGATCGGCGTGTCGAGCACCAAGACCAACTTCACCACGAAGGGCGACCTGCTCGGCGGCGCCGGCGGCGACGTACTCGCCGCGCTCACCACGGCACTGTCGCCAACGCCCGGCACGATCGGCGCCAAAATGGACGCGCTCACGAACGCGGAAACGAACGCGCTGTGGGTGGCGACCAATACCATCCGGTTCGATCGCGTCGCCGACGCGTTTACGGCCGGAGCTGGCGCCGTCAACCTCGTCTGCAACGTTCTCGCGAACCCCGGAGCCTAACCGCTCGTGCCCGTCAACTCGTCGGAGATCGTCCTTTTCACCGGCACGTCGCCGGGTGCGGCTGGCGCGCTTGCCACGACCGCCATCAACGGTCTTAGCGGAATGGGCGAGCTCACGATCTTCGCCAAGGTAGCGGGCGCCACGGGTGGTCTGCTCGACATCTACATCCAGGACAGTCCCGACGGCGTCATCTGGTACGACTACTGGCACATCCCGCAGATCGCCATCGCGGCCGCGGCAAGGCGGTTCGCCTACTGCCCAGCGCCGAATGACTGCGTGACGGAGATCGGCGCCGTCGACGCCGGCACGACCCCGCTGCTCGCCAATGCGTCGGTGCGCGGCGGCAAGTGGCACGACCGCATGCGCGTTTACTTCGTGGCGGGCGCAGGCACCA